CAAATCTTAAACTTTGGAGCTTGGTTTAGCAATCTTAAAATAAGGTAACGGCAACTTAAGAGTATGTTCAGTGACGAGAACGCACCACTCGCCCTACTGATCGAAGTAACTCCAAGGTTAGCAAAAAAACGGTTTAGAGATGATATTTATAAATCCTGGGATTACAAATGTGGCTATTGTGAAGATGTAGCTACAAGTCTTGATCATATTGTCCCAAGGTTTAAATCTGGTTCTAGCAATAGAAACAATCTGATTCCAGCTTGTCGTCGTTGTAACAGCAACAAGGGGAGCACAGAAGTAGAAACCTGGTACAAACAGCAAGATTTCTTTACTCAAGCTAGGATGGAAAGAATTAAATCTTGGATGTCGCAAGAAGTTATCGACATCTTTTCTTGTCAATTAGAAACTTTGCAGGTGGCTGTTTGAGATGGGACTTTCATATGATCCAGGGGCACGCAAGTGGAATTTAGTATATGAAAAAACGGATTACAAAACTGATAATCCAACGAATCTTCCTGAAACTAAGTTAGTTCAAAAAACTTTTGCAGATGTTCTTGAGGATCTTCGATCAGATCCCGACATTTATGTTTATTATGACGAGTACGGAGGAGAAAGATATTTTAGTAGATCTCGAGAAAGTTTTCTTCTCCCGGAAGAGCTACAAGAACGACAAGAAGCTGTAAAAACCGTACCAGATGAAGACAATATAGAAACCAATAAACGAAATAAAGAGTTAAACGATTTAAATGCTTCTTTAAATACTGCTAATACAGATAGAAATAAAGCATATGATAAAACATTGCAAACAGTTAATTCAACCCGTGGTGGCGATTATGTTGCACAACGTGATTTGATTAGAAATATTCAAGGTATTGATAACACTTTAAAAACAGCTTTAGAAGATTATTACAAAGCTTATTACAGTAACGAAAAGCTTCAACAATGGGATTCAAATCTTGGAGCCAAACCACCTTACGGTGAGTTTGATCCTTCCTATTACAAAAAGCAAAATCCAGTTGCTGCCCAACAATGGCAAGCTGCTGTAGCTAATGATGACATTGATATTACTCAAAGATATGGTGAGAATGGTTTTTATTTAAATCACTACACAACACAAGGCAAGCCAGCAGGTGCCCGTGGTAATAAAGAAGAAGCGCTTATTGCAGCAGAGCGATATGTAGAACGCAAACCAACTGATGCTGATTTAGAGCAAGCACGTACGATTCAGCTTGGCGTTAACACAGATACTCAAACGGAACGTCTTCTAAAAGTACCAGAGATTGCCTCCGCCTGGGAAGCCGCTAAAGCTGGTGATTCTTACTGGAAATCGAAAGGAAAAGAATTCTTCTTAGATGTAAATAAACCAGATGAATTTGCTGTACTCTTCCGAATGTCTGACCGACCGGAAGATAAGGAAGTTGCTTTCAAGTACAACATTAATGCTGGGTACGGTATTACAGAATTAGAAGACGCACTCAATGCTGCGGTTGGTGAAAAAGCAATTGTTGACGTTAAGCGTTTTGGTGCATTAACTCAAGACGTTTTAAAAGAAACAATTGAACAAATGAAAAAAGCTAAAGGCATGGAACAAGAGCTTGCTATTTTTAGCAACTTTGATGCCTTCGGTGAAATTACAAATATTAATCAGGACTTAACAAGTTCGATTCTTGGTGACTCTGGTATTGGTGGCGTCCTCTCCTTTATGGGTGGCAATAAAACACAAGAATCATTAGAAAAATCTTTACGCGGAATTACAGGTATTAATAACGAAGTAACCTACAATTGGCAGCAATGGTTCGATAACACACTTAAACAAAAGTATCAAACTGACTTAGAGCTGGGTCTTACAAAAGAAGAAGCAGAAGAACAAGTAAAAGTACAAGGGCAATTTGCACGTGACTTTATTGATAAATATTTGATTCCTCGATTTAATGAATCTAAATCAATGAATGAATTCGTTGATTATCTTGACGTGCGTAAATCAGAACAAAACCCGTTCCAAACACAAGATATTCTCAATGCCGTTAAGCTGGTTGCCGATATAAAAGCCAATCAATACATTGAAGAATTACGCAAGACACCAGAGCGTTATTTTGATTCTCAATTCTATTTCAATCCAACAGGAGACAAAGCCAGGGAAGCTGCTTACACAACACAAGCAAATACAGTAAATGCTGATTGGGAGGCAGCTAAAGCTGGAGATCCCTATTGGAAATCACAAGCGTATCGCTTTGGTATAGATGTAAACGATAAAGATGCTTTCGCCAGGATGCATTTCCAGGTAAAAGGACAGGGGCAGGGTTATGATCCAGCAGATGATATCCTTACTGCTTCTAAAGTTAGTGACTACATCTATACAAAAATTCTTCCAGCACTTAACGAAGAAGCTTTGGCGCAAGGGACTGTCTTTGGTCAGTTTTTAAAGCCAGAAGAATTTGCTGATGAGATGTTAAAAGGGCTAGATCCAGCAGATAAAAACACTTGGAATGAAGTATTAAAAACGTATGGTCTTGATAATTTTGGCGGTTCTATTGAAGAGTTAAAAAATTACATCACAGAAGCGGTAAGAACAGGTTCAGCCCAGGACATCAGAGAACAGATCAAGTATTTAAATAAGAAAAAAGAAAAACCAACGCAAGAAATTTTAGGTGTTACTTACATCCAAAGAGAAGAAGACTACAAACCAGCTAAAACAATTGAAGGTGAGTCCCAGCTTTACAAGGTGTTTCAATCCGCTGGCTATCAAGGAACAGAGGATGAGTTTTATGAAAACTTCTTTCCAGATTTAGATAGGTCTGAGCAAGTTGCTCTTACCAAAGCAGGAACTAATCAAGCACTAAAAACAACTGGACTTGATTTTTCTGATCCATTTGCTTCTCTTGGTACCATTGAAAGTTTCTTTGGTGAAAACAAAACAAAAGAAGAGCCAGCAAAAACTAGTTATTTTACAATTGATACAGATGAAAATCTTCCCACTAAAACAAAAGCTGGGCAAGGTTTCTTAGATGAATTTACATCCATGTTTAAAGGGTTTGGTTGATGTCAGATAAACATCAAAAAGCAGCAAAAGCGGCTAAGCTAGCTAAAGATGATATGGCTTGCAACAAGCCTAAAAGGACACCTAATCATCCCACCAAATCACACGTTGTAAAAGCGTGTGAAGGAGGTAAAGAAAAAATCATTCGCTTTGGCCAGCAAGGTGTTCAAGGAAGTCCAAAGAAAGAAGGTGAGTCGGAAGCATATGCAAATCGGAGAAAAAGTTTTCAAGCACGACATGCTAAAAATATAGCCAAGGGTAAAATGTCAGCAGCCTGGTGGGCAAATCGCGTCAAGTGGTGAACAAAGTAAAATGGTAATCTAAATGGGAAAAGTAAAAGGTAACACTTCAATTAAAAAAGAGTCTCGTCCTAAGCTAACAAAACAAGGACAAGGACAAAACTCTAAACCTTCTCATGGACGCAAAAAGTCTCGTGGGCAAGGCAAAGGCTAACAGTTTGTTTTAATTAAGACTATTATGGGAAATAGCTGAACTATTTCTCATGTCCGATTTTTCGCGGGCAATTAAACTTATTAAAAAATATGAGGGGTTTAGCGAAAAAGCTTACCCAGATCCTTGTACTGGGATAGCTCCTTACACTATTGGGTTTGGTACACAATATTACCCCGATGGCACACCAGTAAAAAAAGAACACTGCTGCACAGAACGCAAAGCATTGGAGTATTTGAACCATGAGGTAGAAGTCATCAATGATGAATTGATGCGACTTAACCTTGGACTTGATGAGTCAATGCTTAATGCGTTGATTTCTTTTGTGCATTCCATCGGATGGGAACCATTTTTGTATAGCCCCATCATTGATGCAATTGAGATTGAAGATTGGCGTGAAGCGGCAGAACAAATTACGCAATGGGTCTTTGATCCTTATTACAAAGTAGTTGGTGGTCTCCTGGATCGACGCAGAGAAGAATCGTCACTTTTCTTATCGGAAATACGTTCTTCCTTATCGCCCACGGGAGGCATCTTACTGAGAGCTTTTTCAAACTTTGGTGGTGCTGAACATCAAATCAAAGCTGTTGAAGCCCTGGAACAAAAAATCAATCCTTATGTACTGGCTGAATTCGCCAACCAGTACGATCTAGAAACCTGTTTTGATTTTTGCCGGGAATATCCATGGAAGGATTCAGTATTCGAATCTTGGGATTAGAATATTTAAAGCCAAACGAATGAAATGGAAAACTCAGTGCAGCCCCGTGAGTTAGAACTTCCTCTTCAGTTGCAGTTTGCAATGCGTAAAGCTGAACTTGAAGCTCAGGAAATGACCTGGGACCAACTTTACGCAGCTCTTTTAAACCTGTATCAACGTCGTTTAATTGAGTGGGCTGCCGTGAAAGACATCCTTCAAGACGAAAATATTGAACTTGAATTTGATTGTCCAACTCAGCTTGAACTCATGGAATTGGCCATGATGTGCCAAGATGATGACGATGATGAAGAAGAAGAAGATGATGACGAACCGATGTCAGTCTTCTAAATATTTTCACATAATGCATTGATTTTTGCTATAGTGCATTTAGTGCTTATAGCAAAATGAAACGCTTGAATCCAGAAACAAACAAGCCGTTTAAACAAGGAGAACGTCGAGAAGATGGTTATTATTTTTTGTGTTACTTATTAAATAAAGTAGACAAGAAAGGGCACTATTTAGAGCGTTGGTATTCTCCAAAAGTATTTAAGAAATACAAAGAAAAAGCAAATGAGTTAAACTGCAAAAACAATAAAAACAAAAGAAAACAACGCAAAAAATATATCGATGATTTAAAAATGTCAAAAGGATGTTTTGATTGTGGTTATGATAAGCATCCAGAAGCTTTACAGTTTGATCATCTTCCAGACCAAGAAAAATCTTTTGAAATTTCAAAAGGAATGCTTAAACCTTTAGATGAAGTTTTAAAGGAAATTAAAAAATGCCAAGTTGTGTGCGCATGTTGTCATGCAATACGCACACACAACCGTAGATCAAAATAATTATTCAGAATCGTTTATTTCTATTAAACGCTCTAAATACCATTTACATTTTTTCAAATCTTGTACTCCACCTTTGTTTTTCCATCTCCATAAATATTTGACGCAGTTACCCCTTAAATATCCTTCGTACTCTTCGGTTGTTAACTGGGCTTCAATGGCTTCAATGCATTCAACTCCACCTGTTTCAACGTAATGCGATGGATGGTTTACGGTATCCTCCACAATCTTAGGAGTCTCCTCGATTGTAAAAACAGTATTGTCCTTACTTGCCCAGGGGGCAGGACACACTCCCCCTGGGCAATCACTGACAAAGTCGTCACCTACCGGCTCAAACCACGTCTTTTCTTCGACAATTCGATCTCGCTCTCCGGCATCCCCTCCAGTTCCAAGACTAAAGACCGGGGCTTCGGATTGGCGCCCATCTTCATCCCTTCTTCCATACTCGGAATATACCCCGTCAGTCCGCATCGCTCTCCTCCTTCAAGTTGTAGGTTCTGGCGCTCACGACCTTCTTGAGTGAGCACTAAACCCCGATTATAAAGGTCTTGAAGAGGAACGTCGTGTTTTTCGTTATCCAGCTCCTGACCAAAATCCATCAGGCTTAAACACCTGTTTTTTACTTCATCATTAGTAACAATGAAGTTATCTAAGAAGTCGCTCATAGATGACGCAGCGTGCATCATTGTTATATCTTGGCCTGAATTCCTTCAAGTAAAATAATAACATGGCAAGATTTTTAGACCCCACATACGATCCCAGGAACCAGTCCGGTACCTCTGGAGCTGAGGTAACAGACCTTAATCCTGAACAAGCGTATGATACCGATATTCGTCGTCTTGATGAAACAGGACGAGCAATTGCAGAAGAAACTGACGTAAGAAATGTCAGGCAACAAGAACGAGTTGCCAAGTTTATGGCAGCAGCTAAAACCGCTGGTGCATATAAACAAAGAGCTTCGATTGATGAACCACAGATCCGTGGTAGGACACCTAGGAACGAAGCAAATATTGATGGTGTAATTCTTCCCAGCCAGGGGGACTCCGGTGGTAAAGCTGGTGGTGTCAGTTACGCACGGAAGCCCCAACCATCTGCTGGTACTTTTAGAGGATTCAGTTAAACCTGACTGAATACAACTTCCTTCTTTTGGTCTTGGTACTTGCCTTTTCTCATTTGGTAATCAGTTTCACACTCATTACCACGGAAGAATAGCAACTGGCAAATACCTTCATTTGCATAAATACGATTAAAGAGAGCGGTGCAATTACTGATCTCAAGAGTTAAGTGTCCGCGCCACATGCTTTCCGCTGGCGTTATATTCGCCATAATTCCCGATCGGGCATACGTACTTTTCCCAACTGCAACTACAGTCACATCTTTAGGGAGATCCAGATACTCTTCTGCGACGCCCAGGCAGTAGCCAAAAGGGGGAAGTAGGAAATACTGGCCCTTTTCATCTTCCAGTAATTCGGCTGGCTTGAGAATATTTGCATCAAATGCTTTAGGATCACAATCTCCTGACTGTGTACGACCAAAAATTAAACATTGTTTAGCCGAGAGCCGGATGTCGTATCCATACGAACTCAACCCGTAGCTCAACAAGCGGCGACCATCTTGCTCATTAATCAACCGATCCTGGAACGGCTGAATCATCCCCTGTTCAAGAGCAAGTTGCTTGATTTCTTTGTCTGAAAGAATGCTCATAACATCAACTAAGCTTTCAAAGTGTAGCCTACTTAAACAAGAACGCGGCCCTTGGGACTGTAAATCTCAACAAAATTTTCCGTAGCTTCCGTCACGTTTGTTTTGGGTTGAAGATATACAACAAAAGAGGCACACGTGTTCCTCACTTTGATTTCACCTGTGTTAATGAAATGTTGATGCAGCATCGGCCTTGTCTTTAAGATACAGACCGGATGATCAAAAATGTCCTGGCAATACAAGAACATATCAGGTGCATTAGCAAAATAAACACCTTGTTCAATTTCACCAGAAAGCCACTTTCTTTTCAAAGCCCGCCACCAAAGTGCATAAGCGGAAGTCAACGTGGGAGATAAACCTCTAGTCATCTTCCACCGCTGGGACTTTTCATGCCAAAAATACGAATGACGTGGAGGAAATACGTACACATTTCCGTACCACTCCATCTCGTTTAAACCATCCTCCTTAGGTGTATAGAACTTTTTTGCATTGACATACTCATTTGCTTTTGCTGAACTTGCTGGATCAAGATCAATACCTCCCATAAGTAAATGGGCGGAGTCAATCATGTCACGATTGCTGATCCATTCATAATTTTCAACTTTTTTGTTACCGAGAAAACCAGGCATCAGTCTTTAATCACTCCATCTTTAGCTTGGTCATATGCTATTTCCAAATAGCGAATACCATCTTGATCGTTTAAGACGTAACCAGCTTTTTCTTCTGGATCAATCTTTTGTGCAGCATTAAGAATACGCCTGAAAGTCTCAGCTAGGTCACCATTATTCTCGCGTTCACACTCTTCTTGTGCAGCGTGAAGCTCCTTAAGCGTCAAATAGAACATAGAACGTTCTACTTGCTGCGGCTGGAAACACATAACCCCAGGTCCTTCCGTTTCCCAAAACTTTGCAAACATACCGCCCATATCTCCAAGAATTAAACGGAGAGTTGTATCCAGCATCTTCGCTTTATCTTCTTCCAGCTCTGGACCAATCACAGAAGCAATTAATTTTTCACGTCGATTCATTTTTTTATTAGTCCCTGACGAATAAGTGTATCACGCATCTTGGGTAATGGTTGGTAAATGACAACCAACTTACCAAGAACACCGCGTTTCTTTAGTAATTTACCGTTTTCGTCCCTCATCTTGTCAAATTCTCCAGCCCTGATGAGGTATTCCGCTACGCAACGTAATCTTCTTTTTAAAGGAAGGTCTGCATTAGGGAATTTTCCACAGATTGTATCGGGTGTCATATCCTGAAACGCCATTCGTAACCTGTTTGCCAGGGTCATTGCAAAACTTGGGTCCTCTTCTTCATAGTTTTTTAAGTTTTCTAGGTATCTACGTAAGGTCGGGTCATCAAAAGAGCCGGATGGGGGCAGAAACATCTCGACTTGAACCGCAAGAGACTCGGGTAAGGTTTCTTTATAATTTTTTAAGGTTACGATACCAATCTCTAGGTCGGTAAAACGGTTCTTCATCAACCCTCCTCGTTTAAATCTTCATCAAAATCTGGGGTTTTAGGTACCGTAGGGTCTGGGATGTGCTCGTCTTTCCGATCTCGGGCGTAAGTATCGTATAAAGTGTTGCCACCACTGCCCGAAAAAGTTAAATAACTTGGTTTTGTGTCTCGAATAAACGTTTGAATCAACCGATTCCAAGGAATACGGATCGTCTGTTTGCGTCCCTTGGTAGCTTCAATATTGATATAGTGAACGCCATAGATCCAGCCTTTTTCAGGATTCTTTTTACCAGCAAGAATCCAATTACGAATCGTTTGGTCTGAAATACCTAGCCTACGAGCACATTCTTCAGTAGAAATGTACTCATCTGCGTAAACTTCAGGGGATATACGGTCGGTTTCTCCATCTTGGTACCGTGCATGCCACATAGCCGCAAGAATATGCTTAATACTTTGCAATTCATGAGCAATGTCTTCAAGTCCTTTCCGTAATCCGTGTGTCATACCAACAATTAATCTGATTAAATGCTAGTCTTTTTACAGATAATCTGCTTGTTTCATGGAAGATCTTTTTTCCGCCCCTACCAATAGTCAAGAGCCGCCGCAGTCACAAATTCCAGGTGGAGCGGGCGTCCGATTTGACGGCCGTGCCATACCCAGTCAAATCACTCCTGAAGATCTGGAACGCATGAAACAACAGGCCCGTGAACTAGCTGTGGCACAATATTACGCTCAACAGCAGGCTCAAGAATCAAAACCCAAAGTTACATATGAAATTAATCGGCCGTTGCAAATTCCTGAAAAAATTGTCTATGTTCGCCGTAACCTAACGATTGCAGAGCTTTTGGTTATTTTTGCAGTCTCCTGTGGTTTGGTTTATGGTGTACCAGCAGCTTGGAACTTTGCCTCACAAAACTTACCGCGAATTGAAGTACGCGTAAAGTAAGAGGTTAGATCTCTTATAATCACTTATAAGGCTTCGTATTTTTATAAGTGGCAAACAGGAGAATTACCGAACTGCCCTCAATTGTAGGAGCAGAT